CGCCTATTTGTTTATTTTGCGGAAATGCATCATCAAATATGCTTTTGTCTGTCATAATTAGCCTCATATAATTTGTAATATTTTCCTAACGGAAAGTTGTATTGATGGTAAGTTCCTAATAAATGTAATGTATTTTTTGATCTTGTTGCTCCTGTGTACCACACCCGCAGCTCTTTTACTTTTTCCTGTATATTTTTTTTATCAAAGTGTGATGGAAAATTACATTTACTAGCCAACACCACATTATCCGCCTCTCCACCTTTAACTTGATGTATTGTATCTATTATAATTTTAGGTGGTTTAGATAAATCCACACCCTCTTTCATTAATTTTTGAAAGTATTGTTTTTCTTTATCTTTAAATTTTCTCTTAAACACTTTTTCCCATGATCCTTTATCCTCTCTCATACCACATCTGAGATGTAATTCATCAAAATTAAATACTTGATTTGGATGAGCAAAAGACCATTTTTTACTATCCTGTGACCGGTATCCGTGATCTATATTTAATAAATACTCATACATAACACAAGCTTCAGACCTAGTTAGCACTCCACCAGCACAAATTTTCTCCCAATATTCTATTGCTAAAAAATGATTTGGATCAAAAGATTTATTATTTTTAACATCTTGATAATACAAACCAAGATTTTTTGCTTCTATTTGTAATTCTTTTTTAACATCATTTATTCTGGCTAAAACCATCCAATCACCATCTAAATCCCAAGGAACTTTTTTTAATGTATTCCATTTGTATATGGCTCCATCCTTTTGATTCGAATAAAAATCTTTTTGCACTCTATTATCTCCCATACTGCTTAATAAACATTTTGAAAAAAAATGTATGTTCTTGTTTAATCTAACTGATTTTTTTAATACTAAAGCTCTACCAGGAAAACTTTGAAAAAGAGTAACATCTGCACCATTCCATTCATAAATAGCTTGGTCATCATCACCTGCAATATAAACTTTATTAACTTGTTTAGCTATTTTAACAACCATGTCCCACTGTAAAGGAGTAAGGTCCTGAGCTTCATCTACCATTAAAACTTTAAATGGAATAACTAAACCATGTTTTATATATTTCTCTACCATGTCAGTGAAATCTAATCTGTCAGGTGTCCGTTGTCCGTTTTCCATTTCCATAGTTTTAAATTGTTCATAACCTGCTATGATTGATTTAAACTGTTGAAGTCGTACAGCTTTTCTTGGTTGTTGCTTATACAATGATACAGGGTCTACTTTCATATTTCTTGCCCTGTCATATATTTGCAAAGACCAATTGTTAAAAACTTTTTGATCATCCCAACTATCTTTATAATTAACTTTAATAGTTCCATACTGAGTATGGAATATAAGCATATCTGCTTTTGGATCTAAAACGGGAATTTCAGCAAACTGTTGTCTTGCCAAAGAATGTAATGTTCGAAAATATTTGAAATCATCTTCGTTATATTCCTTAAATCTTTTTCTAACTCTATCAACACACTCATCCACTGCTTTATTGGTAAATGATATGTAACAAATTTCATCTGGTGAATATCCTTTTTTTAAATATCTTTGCACTCTCTTTAACAGATTTTCTGTTTTACCTGTACCTGGTGGCCCAAATATTTTAATTGTTTTCCCACGGAGCTTTTGGTTTATTAAATTTAACATCTTTATTCCTGTGTTCTGTTTGTTTAGGCAGCTTAACAATCCAATGACGGCTATCCACACCCTGAAATTTTTTCTTAGGTGACGCACCTCCTTGTTCTAAAAATCTTGTGCATTCTTTTTCATTCCAATTGTAACCCATCTTTTTAATAAAAGATCTAAATGTTTCTAATTTAAATCTCATTTCTTTATCATCTCTCCAGATGTTACCTGAATCAATTTGATCGAAATCCGTAGTATCTTCTACGTCCTCTAAAAATCTAGACATTCTAGAGTTAAATACATCATCTCTTTCTTCAACAGCATCATAGCCCTCCATATCCTGCTTATTCTCCATGAGCTCCTCTAACCAATCACGATAAGGATCTGGATCTCTTTTAGTTGGTTTTAAAGGCCTCCATACAATATCATAGTTTAAAAGTTGTTCTCCTAATAATTGCTGTTGATACAACTGTTTTGTTGATAGTCTTATAGACTTACCTTGAATTGGTAAAATCCAATATGGTTCTGGATATGAGTTTACTTTTAATAATTTTCCAACTTCTGGGAGCACTTCGTTAGCACCAATCCCAAGTTTACGCTTAACGCATTCACTTGAGACGCAATGCATTCGAGCAATACTTGTTTTGCATTTGTACGCATATTCTTTATTTTCTACACCTTTGAATATATTTTGTAATTCCTTAGGGTGTAACTTTTCATCACAAACTTTAATCATCATATCTCTTGTCCACTCTTCATACATCACTGGATCTGGGTTTATTTTTTTTGCTAAAACAGCAACGTTAAACATGGCATCGTTTCTACCCTCTCCTTTTTTTATTTTATTCTTCATAAAATTTACTACACAAGGCGGATAATCTTTTGTTTCATCGTCTTTAAATATTTTTAATTTTTTAAATTGTGTAATATTAAGTTTATATTTTTTTACAAACTCATATAAATTTTCTAATTTAACTGCATTACCCTCGTCATCCATGGCGACTCTGGTTGTCATATGTGCCTTTTGATATGGTAAGTTTACAAAATTTCCTTTTCTTTTATCATCCCAGTGTTCAGGTGTAAGATCGACTTCATCTTGTGCAGGAAATATGTCAGTGGTGGTATCATTTATTCCTAAATCAGAAGCTATCTCGATTAATTTTTTTCTCATTTCAGAAGCAGTCACTGAGCCCTCAATATGTAAAATTAAATGTAATCCATTTGATTTAGACCTGTATGGAACTAATGGGTATTTTCTTTTTCTTATAATGGATATTAATTCCTGATGCTTAATATTGTACCTATCCACATCGATAACACCCCAATTACAGGTGTTGTCATCTTTTATCGGCACACTGCCGTAATAAGAATCGCCTTTTAAATGATCAATCCAATGCTGTTTAGTCATTGGAGTTGGTTCTATCCAATGTTTAAATTCTGCTTTACCTTTAAGGTTCTTTTTTCCAGTTGGTTTTGAAACACCGAAATAGGAACTAGAACCTTGGAAGAGCTCTATGAACTCTTCCAAAGTTTTGTCCGAAACTTCCATAATTAGAATGGAGTTTTTTCGACTTGTTCCTCTGTGTTATGATTCACTCTCACAGAACCTTTTTTACAACTTTCATAAAAATCAAAGGCCGCTTTTAAAACCTCTTCATTTTCTACTTGACCTACATGAGATATCTCCCAACCAAACCAAGAGCCCATATTATTTTTCTCTAATACAGTAGCTAAAAGATATTTCTGTGTAAATGGAGCAGGTTTAAAAAAACCTTTACCATTTTTTCTTTGTTGCCTTAAAGACATCATCATTGAATTCCACTTTTTAGATTTTTTTCTTTGAGTAGACTTCATTGTAATTAAAGCTGTTGATGTTTTATCAGGTTCAACAACCATAACATAATGAGATGCAGTTTCTTCGATATAGTTTCCATTTTCTAACCTATCTTTACCATCATCTCCTCTTGTTGTTTTGGTCATGATATCAGAGTCACTTGAATAAACATTCACAGGTGCAACAGCTCCTTTGTCTCTATCCTTCCATTCAATGTACTCTAATTTATAATAACAAGGAATTACAGTTATGCCTTTATGGCCGTCATATAATTCATCTGTTACCGTGTTATAAATCATTCCTGCTTTTGCATCTGGAATGAAATTACTATCCCCTTGCGTAACTTGCGGTGATAGCTGTCCCAAGACTTTTAAAAAAGGTAATGCAAGACTCTTTGAGTCTACGTTGTCAAAACCTTCGTCTGCGAACTGTTCGATATTAACTGTTTGTAAAGCGTTATTCTCCTTTACTTTTATCTGGTTCTTAATCGACATATTACTCCTTATTTATTATTTGTTATTTTTGTTTTATTTGCAATATACACACCAAACAAATCAAATGGTAATTCCTTACCAGTTTCAACTTGCTCTCTTACAAATGCTTTTAAAGTCATTGGTTCAACTTTTTGTTTTTTATTATAGTTAAAACCAAACTTCTCACAGACACTTATAAGCTCTGCAACTTGATTATCTTGACCTCGACTAAAAGAAGTAGTCACTGTATTTTTTATTAAATCTTCATGACCTTTTTCTCTTAACCAACCAAAAGCTTCATCAACTCTAGACTCAGGTATTTTAGCTGCGTAAAATGGTTTTACTTCAACCTCAGTACCATCCTCTAATTTTAATTTAGCGACTCCTGCCTCCTGCATCATTTCTGGAATGATACGTTCTTCAAAATCTCTGGCTTTGTTTTTTAGTAAAGATAGTTTTTCTTCTTCGTCTTTGATTTGCTGTTGTAGTTTATTGAGTTGGTGACATTTATCAGATATTGATTTAATATTATCTTGATCAATGTCAATGGATGACATTTTTTCTATATCCATATATTCCTCCTGCACCTCCATAAATTATCCTCTTGAATTTTGCAACAAGAAAATATATTTAAAATGCAGATGTGGAAATACCCGTATAAAACTAAACCTTACGAACACCAACGTAATGCTCTAAATCAATCTGCTGAAAAAGTGCAGTGGGCATATTTTATGGAGATGGGAACAGGAAAAACTAAGGTTACCATAGATAATATGGCTTATTTATTTTTTCAAAGAAAAATTACTGCTGCTCTTATTATTGCACCTAAATCTGTTTATACAGTATGGGAAACTGAAATAGAAACTCATTTTCCAGATCAATTAAAATACAAAATCTATAAATGGAATATTGATAAACCAAGCGTTTATACAAATTTAAATGATTATAAAGATCTTAGAATCTTTCTAATTAATGTTGAGGCATTATCTACAAAAAGAGGATTTGAAGGTTGTGTTGATTATTTAACTAAAAATAAACTAAACTTTGTAGTATTGGATGAATCCACCACAATAAAAAACCGATCAGCAAAACGAACAAAAAACATTTTAGGATTAAGAAAACTGTCGAGTATAAGGCGAATCCTAACAGGATCGCCAATAACAAAATCTCCATTAGATTTATTTACACAATGTCAATTCTTAAGTCCAGAATTATTAGGATTTTCTAGTTATTTAGCTTTTAGAAACAGATATGCAGAAATGACTGATATCCCAGTCGGGTCAGGTAGATTTATATCTGTTCCAAAATATTACAAAAGACTTGAAGAATTAGAAACAAAACTCCAACAGTTTTCAACTAGAATACGAAAAGACCAATGCTTAGACTTAAAACCAAAAATACGTCAAAAAAGATATATCGATCTTGAGGGTGAAAGCAAAAAAATATATGATCGTTTAAGAACTTCAGCATTAGCAGTTGTTGAAGATAGCACTATATCATTTTCAAATAAGCTAACAGAAATAGTAAAATTACATCAAGTGTGTAATGGTTTTACTAAAGATGATGAGGGCAAAATGCTTAGATTACATGATTCTAAACTAAAAGCTTTGCAGGAGGTTATTGAAGAGACAGATGGTAAGATCATTATTTGGGCTAATTACCTCTGGAACATACATGAAATTAATCATTTTTTAAAAACTAGATATGGTGAAGAATCAGTTGTTTCTATTTTTGGAGAAGTTAGTGTACAAGATAGAAAAAATGCCGTTGAAAGAATTCAAAAAGATAAAAATACAAGATTCCTCGTGGGTAATCCAACTACTGGTGGTTTTGGGCTTACTCTTACTGCCTGTAATACTGTCGTTTATTATTCAAATAGTTATAACCTTGAAGTAAGAATGCAATCTGAAGATAGGGCTCATAGGATGGGACAGACAGGATCTGTTGTATATATTGATATATTAGCTAGAAATACTTTAGATGAAGCTATTATGAAATCCTTAATAAATAAGGGCCAAATAGCTGCTAAAACACTAGGAGAAGAGGAGTTAAGATCCTGGTTGCTCTAATTTATGGTATTGTTCTAATCTTTTTAAAAATTTATCACCGTATTCCCTTAAATCCGCCTCTGAGAGCTTAAACTCTTGATATTGGAGGTCTCGGCTACACATGGCTATTACACCCTGCTCTATGGGCCCGTAATTCGCTGTATGGGCTAAATAATAGGCACCAAGCTGTAACTTATAATCTTCAACCCATTCTTCTTTTTTTGGCTTATTTGTTTGTTTCCAATCGATTATGCTAGGTTTTCCGTATGCAACAGCAGTTAAATCACATGTTCCTGCAAATTTATTTTGATATTCAAGACTTATTTCATTACCCCAAACCTCATCAATTTTAATATGGTCAAGTATTGTTTTAGCCATCATTCGTGGTTTTGTCCCTTCATCCATAGCATTGTAATATCCTTGACCTGTAAGATAATATTCAAGCACCTGATGCATTTCAGTGCCTATAGTTGAAGCTTGATTCATAATCCTATCAGCTTCTTTTTCTCCTACCCTTCTTCTCCAATTATCTAAAAATCTTCTATCTTTAGTTGCACTTAGAATGGTTGTGACTGATGGAACTTTAATATTATCAACTAAATATTTACGACCTGTAGTATCTGAAAATCTATTGTAATGTTTGTAACTATATTTTTTATTTAACTTCACCAGACTTTTGTAATTAATACTAATATAACTCCCGCCATACCAGTAATTAATACGCCTGCTGAAGTCAACATAATTTTTTCTATTCTAGCTATGTCAGCTCTTAAGCTTTTAATATCATCTTGAGTTTGCTTTTGCATTATTCTGCAAAGCTTCTCATGTGATTCTATTTTTTGTAATGCGTTATCTTTGGGCACCTCTTCTCCTTTGTGCTATAGCTGCACCTGTTGGATCGTTAGGAAATAAAGTTGCGAACTGTTGTGGATTCACATTTTGTTGTCCAGTTGCCGGTGGCATTGCTGCTACGTTAGGTGTGCTTTGAACTGGATTTTCTAATTCTAAATCCTCCATTATTTTTGTTTCTTCCTCTGCTACTGCTGGAGCTTCTTCTACTTCTAATTCAGCTTCATTATTTGTTGCAGTATTTAAAAATGCAACAGCGTTATTATCTATTTCTACGTTACCTGAACTATCTGTTAAATCATTAGCAAATAAAGTTTCAAATGTTTGTTTTGGAACAGTCTTATCGTTATATTGGGGATCTGGTATTTTACCATCTAACTCTAATAATCTTTGTGTAATTTCTTCAGGATCCACTTCTTTTGGATTAATTCTTGGTATATCGCTATCGCTGTCATTTAAATAATTCATCAGTCTTGCAAATGCCTCTCTTTTTTGTGTAAGACCTAATCTACCAATAACGCCAGGAGATTGTAAAACATTAGCAGCGGTTTGAATATCTCTACCTTTAAAATATCTTCTACCAACTCCTAATAAACCTGGTACACCATCGCCAACTTTTTTACCCATTAATAAACGTATTTGCTCATCAGGATTTAATGCATCATTCCATGCTTTCATAGCAATAGGATCAGTAACTATTTGTCCAAATCTTCTAGCTAATAAAATAAATAATGCTGGAGCTAAAGGGTTAATGGCCGCAGAGCCCCCTAAAACTAAAGCACCTGCAAAAGAATTTAAACCACCTAATTGTAATCTTCTTTGCATAAAAGTAGATGTGTCAGCAATAGGTGTATCTGAAACTGCTTTCATGTATGTAATAAATTTCTCAAACTCCATTGATTTTGCTCTACCGCCTAACATTTCTACTAAAGCATCTTTTCTCACTTCATTTAAAGGATTGTCTATTCCTAAAGATTTTAAAAATCTATTAATATTAAATTTTGAGGTATCCTTAGGACTAAATTTTATTTTTTGTGCATCTAATATTCCGTTACTTCCAATAACCTTTTTAATATCAAAATCTAAAATTTCTTCTCCGTTTTGTCTTGCTATATTTTTCATAGATTGCATAACATCAACAGTTCCATTTATACCAGCTCTCACTGTAGAATCCCCAAGAATATCATCCATCATAGTTCTTCCTCCTGGAGTCAGCGTTGAATCAAAACTTCTATAAAAAGTATTAAAAAACCATCTAGCTTTCATTGCGTTATAAAGAGCTTCTCCACCACCTTTAACAATACCAATTTCTGCTCCAGTTTTTTGAGAAATAATCTTATCTGCACCTAACAATTGTCGAAGTTGTTTTAAAGATTGTTTATCACCATGTGTGAAAACATCATTAGCTAAATCATTAAAAAATGTTTGAGCTTTACCTCTTTCAATGCCTCTAATTCCTGCTAAAGCTTTGTTTGTAAATTTTGTATTATCAAATTTTTTAAAAGTTTGTACAACTCCAGCTCTTTGATAAAAATTCATCAAAGTTGAAAAAGTATCATTTGCTGCGTAAAGTTTGTCTTTTAATTTTTTTGCTTCTGCTATTTGATCATTTAAATTTTTTTCTGCAACTTCCTTACCTAATGTGGAGACTGAAGTATCATAAGCTTCTTTAAAAGCAGCATCTTTAAAAAATTTTTCTTTAGAAATATTTGTACCAAAAGCATTTAAATCATTTTCTAATCCCTCTCTAATTGCCCACAAGGTAGGTCTTATATTTTGATATGTTGTATCTTCTATTGCTCTGTTCATTAGTTTCATTAACTCTTTATACTCAAGAGGACTAACCATATCGTCTAATGAATTAATATATCTATAAAAAGTTGTTAATGGGTCGCCTATTCCCGTTAGTTTCTCTATTTCTTTTCTTGGTATTTGTCCTAACGAATCCTGAGCGTATTGTCTAATACCAGGAAAGGACGCAGAAATTCTATCAACCATAGTTTTTGCAAATTCTTTAGTTTTTCTCAATTCGATAACTCTTGGATTACCAATTACATTTGCTAACTCTTCAAACGCTGTATAACTATCATTTATTAATTTAGAATTTTGTTTAAAAGCTTCGTCTGCTTGTTTAAATACTGTAGCAGATAATAAACCAGTTTTTATTAACGGGCCGTAATTTAATACGCTTGTATTTAAAAATTCTTTACCTGCTTTTTGTTCAGCTCCTTGCATGGCTTCTTTACCAATACCATTAATAAATGGCATGATACCAAGCACTTTAAAAAATTTTCTTGCAAAACCGCCAGCTAAACCTACACCTTCTTGTGCTGTCATAACTAACGGAACTGGTAATCCTTTTTCTCTACCTATTGCAACTAATTCTTTCGCATCTTTAGATTTTGCACCAATAGATAACCTAGCTAATTTACCAAAACCTTTTGTGATCATAGGAGTTAGTGTTGCTGCTCCCGCATTCCAAGCCAAAGCAGTAAACATTGCGTCAGATGCATTGGCCATCATATCTGTATTTACTTCTTGAGGGCTCATGTTTTCTAAATCATTTGCAATTCCATCCATAACAGCAACTCCAGCTGTTTCATTTAAAACATCGTAACCCACTGATCCTACACCAGCACCAACTGTGCCACCTAAAACAGATTTTATTTCTGTTCTTCCTAACGGACTTGCTAATACTCTACCAAGTGTTGGATCGGCTGCCTTAGCTAATAATTTTACAGCTCCACCTAATAATTTAAATCTTCCTGGTAATCTTTGTGTAAGTTTGTCAGCAAAATTATTAAAAATTTTAGATCTTGGAAATAAACCTGTATCTTTGTTGCCAGGTATTTTAGATTTTGCTGCACTAAATATTTTTTTTCTATCAGCTACATATGGGTAAATACTTCCAATTAGATCACCTGCTAGTATGGCCTCATTTCGACCTTTAAAAAAACTGTCTTGTTGTTGCAGAGCCACACCTATAGGATTTTTAGATGCTGCATCCATGGTTGCTACATCTCTGGCTGCTGATTGTCTTTGTCCAGTTATGGTTCTAGTTGTTGGACCTTTAATTAAACCACGTTTTATAGCTTCATCAACTAAATTTCTCTCTTGTCTTGATAATTTTGAAGGATCAAATGTTTTATTATCAATTGCATCTTGTATTTCTTTTAATGTAGCCATTATAACTCCAATGCATCTAATCTTTTTTGTATTTCTTCATCAGTCAAATCACCCATTAATTGCTCCTGTAATCCACCTGGTAGTTGTCTAAATGGTGTGAAATTTTTCAATCCTCTTAATTGTTGTACAGATGTTTCAAGACCACCACTTAATGCATATAATTCTTCTTGCCTTTTTATGTCAGCTTCTAATTGTTGTGCTATAGCTTCTATTGAAGCTCTAACATCCGCAGATGATCTAGTTAAAGAAAAAATGTTAACTATGTTTCTAGCAGCATCAATATCTCTCTGTGTTAATCGATCTTGATCTTTAAATGTATTTGCTAAAGCATATACAAGGGTTGTTTCTTGAACTGCTAATCTTTCTTGTTCTGCTCTTGAAAGACCTGAAAATAGTCCTCTTTTTTTCAATCTATCTTTAGTTTTGTTTAACAATCTTTCTTTATCAATAAGTTCAAGTTCTGCTTTTCTTTGTTCTTCTGTTAAATCAGCTGTTTCAATTTTCGCAACTTCTTCATTATATAATTGATCTAATTTAACTTTTAATGCTTGTGGTGTTAAATTACTAAAATCTTCATCTGTAACTTTTCCTAATGCTAATTCTTTTGCAACACCAGTAAATCTTCTAATAAATGAATCTACAACTAATGCAGCCCCGGCTTTTGGTTTTTCACCTTCAGCATCTACTTGATTTAAAGTTCTAAGTACATCTCTTGCAACAGATAAAGCATTATATCTATTTCCTAAAACATCATGTATTTCAAAAAGTTTATCACTAATTTGTTTCTGAGGTAAAAAGTTTTCAAAACTTCCTACTACTACGTCATCTTCATTACCTGCAATACCATCAGGTCCACTGCTCATTATTGGACCACCTTGAGCGATAGGTACATATCTTTCTCTACCATCTGGTCCTAATCCCGCAGGTATGGCTGCTGTTCCATTTTTGTATCTAATACCTTTTTTATTAATTAATCTACCGTTTACATCTCTTATTTGAACTATTCCATAAGAATCAACAGCTGGATCTTCAACTTTTTGAGCATCATTTAAAAATTTCATATGATCTATTGCAGCATTCAAAGACGCCTCTCTTGAATTTCTTCTTAACTCTCCCTCTTTAAGTTTTATGGTAGCAAAATTGTTTACAGCTGGACCAAGTGCTTGTCCAAAGACTTCCAAGGCACCAGCTAATCCACCTTGTGTAGTTTTACCTGTTAATAAACCTGATGCTAAATTTGCTAAAAATACTAACTTAGCTTGAGATCTATCACCTGCATCTAATTCAGCTTGATATCTTTTAGCTAACTTAATTGTTTGATCAAAAGAGTCCCCACCAGTTGTAATTGCTGAAGTTATTGGCGGTGGTTGTTTGTTTTTGTCTTTTGTTTTCTCTTTATCTGCCTCAGCTTTTTTATTTTTTTCATCCTCTTCAGTTGCTGTAAGAACATCAGATGTAGGTGGCATTTGCATATCACCTTCATCAAAACCTAGTGCTTTATTTTGAATTTTATTAATATCTGTAGCTCCATCTACTGATGCAAACTCATCATTAACAAGCTCATCTCCTTCCGCTTGTAATGTGCTTTTTGATTTTTTATCTGATAACCTACCAGAACCAGGTTGACCTCTTTTTGGTTTCACTCTTACTTTCAATTCTTTTTTAGGTTGAATGGCTCCTGCCCTAACATCAATATTTTCTAGTGCTTCAAGTGCTTCTCCTCCTAATGCTTTAGCTCTTTGCTCCTGTTCAAATTCTTCACGTTCTTTAGGAGACATTGCGTTTATTCTCTTACGTTCTGCAATACCTGCATCAACTAATTTTTTTGCTCCATAGATCGTTCCTAAACCTATCGCTGTCGGTCCTAAACCAATAGCGGAAGCAGAAAGGGCAGGGAGTGCTCTTGTTGCACCATAAGCTCCTAATGATTGCACAGCGAGTCTACCCATTGGATCATCAATACCAAAGGCATCAGCTACTTTACCTGATGCATCAAAACCTACGACAGTGGGAATTCCTATTGTGGATCTTAAAAATCTTGCTGGTCCACTTACAGACATTCTTTCCATAAATGTAGGTGGTTTTCTCAAAGCAGGAAATGGCGGAGGAGTAGTTGGTGATCCAACCATAACACCTGTTTGAGCGTGTATCGGTTTAAGATAACCTTTTTTTAACGCTTGTTGCCTAAATAAGGGTCTATTTAAAACTTTGTTAAATGACATCTAACTTACCCCTTTGTATTTTGAAACGCTGTGAATGCTCCTATTCCTGTTCCAACAGCTTGTGCTAAAGGACTGGTCGATGGTGCCGTGCCTATAGTAACACCTGATTGTGTTTTTGGACCCGCAGCATATAAATTTGCTAAAAATTCAGCTCTTTGGAATGGTTCAAATTGCTGTTGTAATGTAGATTGTCTTTGTGCATCTAAAGCTGCTTGTGCAAGTTGCCTTTGTACACCACCAGCAGACATTAATTGATTGATATCTTGTTGACCCATTTGTTGCTGAAGTTGACCTGCACCCAACAATTGTTGACCAACAGCAGCTTGTGTTCTTTGTTGATTTTGTGCGGCTTGTAAAGCTGTTCCAAATCCTTGTTGTCTAGCTCTTCCAACATTTGATAAAATTCTGTTTTGTAATTCTGCTTGTTGCACACCTTCTCTACCACCACCAAAAGCTCCACTACCAACTGCTTGAGCTGATAATTGATTTTGCATTTGTTGTCCTTGTCTTAGTATTTCGTCTGTAACAAATTGATCAAATGGATTAAAAAATTGTTGTATATTAGGAGCGGCTGCTGCTGCTTGTAACTGTGCTATTCCTTGAGCCGTTGTCCCTGCTCCAACACCAGTCTGTCCAGCTAACCTTGTAGCTTGTTGTTCTAATTGTGATAATGGTGCTACTTGGATTGTAGGTAAGTTAATAGGTTTTTGAGCGACCTGCCTCGCTATATCCATTAACTCTAGTTTACGCTCTTCTATACCAGGTGCTTCACGTACTATCTGTGTAGTCGTTGATGGTGTGCTTGGTGTTCTAGATCTTCCTCCGCCTAAAAAACTCATTTATCTATCCATTTCTCTAATTGTACATGTCTTTTTTGCCAACCCCATTTTTTTGAAACTTTCTCCCAACCTGGTCTTGCCATGATACATAATCTTTTACATGCGTTGTGTTTTGCAAATTCTGTAACTTCTTTTACTAATTGATCTTCCCAATACTCTCTTCTTTTTCCCGTGCATATAACTATTTCATATTGATTATAGTTTGGAAGCTCTGCAATTCTACCAACACAAACACCAAATACTTTATTCTCTTCTGTTTCATCTGATCCAAACATAATCCAACATTGCATTACATCTTTTTTTAATTCTCTAAAAATAAAACTTGAATCAGCATACTTACCAGAAAATGCTAATGCTTCAGCTACCATAAATTCAGCCAAAGGCCAAAACCTATCAATATCTTTTGGCTCTATTGGTAAAACACTTACTAATGGTTTAATTGATTTTTTGCTGACTGTCCCCATTCTTCTCCTTTAATAAATCAAAAACTCTTTTGTATCGTTTTTGTTGTTCATAGAAGTATTGGGCTCCTTTTTCTCTCATGTCTTTCATGCTGTTTGGATTTGCTCCAGCTATGATTCCAGCTCCTAATACTCCATCTGCTCTCGTTACAAACTCTCCGTCTGCTAATTGAGCTAACATTGTATCCTCGTCTTTATCACCTGCTCCTGATCCATCTTCAACATAACCACTTGCTCTTATGTAGTTGTTAGAATCATTTTCATCATGTGAAACTTTTGAAGGTAAATAATTTACACCACCTTCATTAAATTTTTTTATTTGTGCGATTCCACCTGCATTTAATCTCATAACATTTAATGACAAGTTACCTAGTCTTCTATCACCTCTAGCTTGTTCTTCTGGTGCATAAACTCTTTCGTATTCTTTTTCTTGTCCTGTCTCTGGATCAATATATTTAAAACCTGGTCTTTTATCTCTCATATCTAAATAACCAACATTATAACCAGGTTGATAAATATCTACAGGTGCTTGATCAAATGCACCTGCTAATAAGGGAACAGCTCCTGCTGCAAGACTTACTTTTAATGGGTCATAATCATCACTATTAGCTTTTTTAAAAAAATCAAAAAATGTGTTACCTTTTTTTGGTGGAGTTAAATTTTTTCTCGCAAAAAAACTAGCGTCTTGACTTGCTGTTATACCTGGTGGCATAGTTGATCTGGCTGCTAAAGTGTTTGCGGCACTCACCCCTTGTCCAGGAAGTAAACCTGCAAGACTACCACCCAATTGGTATCCACCAAAACCACCAAGACCCGCTGATATTAATGAACCTAAACCTGTAGCTCCTGAATCCCTTGCTGATCTATATCCTTGAACTGCTCCGATGGCTCCTAAAGCATATGGAATTAAAGCAGCAAATGACATAAATTATTCTCCTTATAGATCTAAAAAATTAAATATTACCATTTTACTTATGTAATATCAACTCATCGACAAACTTACCTTTATACGAATGTTCACCCACATGAATGATCTCGTCCAAAATATATGCATAACATTTTCCACCAATATCTTTCCATAATTTACAAAAGGCAAAATCCTCACCTAGGTAAGTTTTAGCAATTGGATCATGTAAAGTATCAAAAAAATTCCACATGTGCTTTTTTAAGACTAATTTACTATTAATTACAGTATTTTGACGTATCTCTCGTTCTGGATATTTATCTATTAGTTTGTCAAAAACTGACCTCTTTATTAACATGCATCCTGTGGGTGCGTGAGTAATCTCTATTATACCATCTGTAAGTTTTACATCATTTTTATCCATAACTTTCATGGGATAACTGTTAAATATTTGTTCTAAATCTTCTGGTTTTTTTATTTTACCTTGATTAATTTCATCAAAACCTTTGTCCCATAAAAAAGCTTTAAGTGGATATGGAACAGAGATTAACTCTTTTTCTGCTTGTAACATTTTCATAATAGTTTTAGCTTGAACATTTATATCTGAATCTATGAAAAGCATATGTGTGCAGTTTGATTCTAAAAAACCAGAGACACACAAGTTTCTGCCTTGTGTAACTAAGGATGATTTCAATATGCAAAATTCTACATGCATTTTATTTGTATGACACACTCTAGATATATCTAAAAGCGACTGAACATAATGTAATGAAACTTCCGAATGACAAGGTGTAGCTACAAATAATCTATAAGGAGAAATTTCTTTTGGTTTTTTTTCTACCCATATTGGTTTTATTAATTCGTCTTCATTAAGATTTTGCATTTATAGCTCCTTGTAAAAATATTTCCCACTCACCACCTTTTTTCTTCCAATCATAAAACCGTTTAGCATGCTCTTGCTGAGCATTTAGATGATCTTCTAAATAATCTTCTCCTATTTGTTTACAGGCCATATCTATAGCTTGGCCAAACGTCTGTGCTAATTTAACATAATTTCCTGTGTAATTTACATATACAGGCCATTCAGAACAAGTTTCATATAAAGCTCCATAATTTGTGCATATCATATAAATACCAGCTGCCATCGCTTCTAAAGCTCCGATACAAAACGTTTCCTCCCAACAACTAGGATGACACCATATGTGATAGTCACTGATGTTTTCCATAATATATTCATGTGGTTTGTATCCAATATAATTTACATTCTTTAATTTTTTTGCTTGATCAAACAAAGGATCATATTTTCCCTCATTCACTTTTTCAAAATAATCACCATAGATTTGTGTAGATGAATAAACGTCTAATTCAACATTTGGGTTTGTAACAAACTGCATAGCACCTAACATAACATTTAAACCTCTCCAAGGTGTTGAGTTATACAATATTTTTATTTTTTCACCTTGCAAATAACGTTTACGTTTTGGAAAATGTTCTACCCCATTTTTTATGACCATTGATTTGTCTTCAGGTATTCTAAAATAATATCTAAATTTTTCATAATTCCAATGTGAATTAAATATGTACCAGTCATATTCATCATGTCTGTTTTGATCTCCAAAAAATTTTTGTAAATTTGGTTGATCGTAGGAATTTTTTTGCCAAAGTATATTTAATTTATCTTTAACTAAAGGCACTTTTCCAGGAATGGATGTGCATATGTTTACTTGATCTAGTAAATCTTTTTTGCAATATTTGTGTAATAGCTCTAGTTGAAGTTCTGTTCCGCCACGTGGTTTCATTCGTCTTTGGTTTTACCAAAAAGCGTAAGTTTAGCAACTGTAATCTCTAAATCCTGTCTAAAATCATCTGCGGTTGTGTCTGTGTTTGGATCTGCAACATCTGCATCAAACTCAGCTTTATCTGCATAGACTTTACCTGTTCTTTTATTTTTTACAATTTCAACAGCTTTTGCAGGTATTCTTTGTATCGCCATTATGACCTCCCTTGTCTATTATATTTCTTATAATCTCTTTTTTCACCCTTTGAAAGTCTTTTCTTATGTCTCCTTGGTCTCTTTTTTGGTTTAGGTCTTGGAACAAAATTTACAAATTTACGTTTAGCCATTTTCTTGTGATCTATCTATCAAAGCATAACTTATTGAACCTTGAATTTTATTACTTCCTGTTGCTGCTTGAACTGTGATAGCATCACCTGCTTCTAAGTTTAAACCATTAGGGGTAGCATTAACTTGTGTTTTTGCAGCTAGATCATCTCTAAAAAACTCATACTCTGTATTTGAATCAGAAGAGTCTACTAAATTCATATTTACTAGAATAGCTGAGGAAGCATCATTGTTAGCACAGTAAATACTTTTAATAATAATTGTTGCATTCGATGGACAGGTCAATGCAGTTGTTTTGCTTGTGTCTGATTGTTTAAATCCTTGATTTTTGTATTGTATGGTCATGATAAAAAATAATTAAAAGCATCTTGTTCTTCTTTTAAATCAAATTGAAAAGAAAAATTAAGTTGATTTTTTAAAGTATCTAATGCTTCAAGAATTTGTCTTTGATTAGATTCATCGTATTCAGATTTAGGTTCTGGAATATAAATATCTATTTTTGCCATTATCTTAGAAAGCCCATAGGTAAACCATAAATATATTCATTATTAATTACTTGTGGTGCACCAATTAAAGATCCTAAACCTTGGTTCATCATATTCATGTTTGGATTTTGTAAATTAGGATCATTAAGTAAAGGCATTATTCCACTATCATCTTGACTTACTCTTAGTAAATTACCAGCCGCATCAATCTTACCTGCTAACCTATCTGCCATGTATTGTTTATATCCAGCTGCTGATCTTTCATAGTTATTAATATTTCTATTAGGATCATCTTGTAACCTGTTTTTTAAATCAGAAAAATAATCAACATTTGCACCTAATAAACGATCTCTAAAAGGTTTTAAAATATTTAATACTTGACCGCCTGGAACTCCAATTGGAATCGTAGGCACTCCTTCTCTTTTTAAAATATTTAATGTTGCAGCTGGGTTTTGTTGTAAAAAAGCAGCTTGTTGTTTACGTCCACTATCAGATGGTCTTTTGCTATCTTCTAAACCTCCACCGGGATTATAGTTAGATCTTCTTGATGAAGTGCCCATTCCAGGTGATTTACCTGTTTGAGTTTGTTTTGCAGAGTATTTTTGTCTTTTGTCATCCATTATCTCATACCATCTGGTTGTGTATCAGCTCTAAAAGTTCCATATCTCCAACTTTGGTTTACTGAAGTGTTTTCTACTCTTAAACTAGCAAATCTTGCTCTAGCTCTTGTGTCTACTTTAGTCGTTGAACTGTTAATTGTAAAGGGTCCTAGTGGTGATGACGATTCGTTATCGACTGGAAAATCTTTAAGTAATATAGATATTTTAGCATCTCCAGTTAATACTTTAAAGTCTGGAACAAATCTTCTCATACTTATGAAAAATTGACCATTACCTTCAACATCTAAATCAAAATCTCCTGACTTTATAAAAGAAATTATTGCTGTAGATGTGCCGTTTGCTGCAACCTGATTAGTTCCCTCTTCATGAGAATAATATGTGGTGGCTCCTCTAGTATTAGTAATACCTTGAATTACTGGAAAGCTAGGAACACCTGTTGAATTAAATTCAGTTGCGTATGGATTATCAAACAAACTTGCATCATAATAACTTGTCCTTGCTAGTGTTCCCGTAGTCCAAACACGTTCTGAATAATTGTAAGTTACAATTCTATCTATGTTTATAGATCCAGATTTAGGATAAAACCAATTTATTTCTGAGTATAAAGTGTTATACCCAGCATATATAATTTCACCACTGCTAAAGTTTAAACCTAAATTATCTCCACCTGTAGTAAAAACAAAGTCCTCTACTAAACATGGTAATGATTTTACTGTTCCATCATAAACAAAAAATCCACCTGCTTGACCCATCCAATAAACAGCTCCATCAACATATTGTATAGAATGTTGACCTATCGCCCCACAGTTTGATCCCACTTGGCGAATAGAAAATGTAAATGGTGGTCCAACAAATTGCATCACGTAAGCAGCGGTATCTGTTAAAATTAAAATATAATCTTTAGCTTTTGCAGCTCCTACTATTCTTGTACCGCTATCTAATCTAAAAGTGCCAGCTGTATTTGTTGATGTTGGTGTATAATTTGTTGCATCTTCCTGATCCGAAAATCTAATGAATAGTTTATCTTGAGTAGAGGATGTACCAATTGTAGTTTCAGTTCCTAATATTATTAAATGTCTATCTCTCTCAGAAACAATAGAGGCAACTGATGCAGTCGGTGCATTAGATAATGCAGCAGCTCTAGTTGTTAAAGCAGCAGGGTTTGCGTTGATAGGATTCCAAGAAAATGTTTTACCATTCTTAGCAGTTGCAATTAATTGTTGTCCAAAATTATCTAAAGACCAATTTGCAGGTTCTAAAATTACAGATGAGGTGCCTGAAGATGAACCAAAACCAGTAAAATTAGATGCATCAGTAACTGTAGCACCATTAGAATGTGCTTGTCCGTTTGAGGTGCCCGGTGTCGCTGTTCCGTTAGCCCCTCTTGTTATACCAGTTAAATCATTGCTTGAAATACCGCTGTATGTAATTAATTCATTACCAACCAATACAACGCCTGAAGTTGGTAAGTTTGCAACTGAGGTTAATGTAATGCTAGTCCCTGATCCACCTGTACCTGCTGTATCTGCGTTCAAGGCTCCGTTCAAAGTTGTTTGTACTGGATTTAAAACTGTACCACCATAAAGACCAGTACCAAATCCATAACCAAAAGTTTGTGAAGCTGGGCCAAAGTCTACATACGGTTTTATAGACACTGCTCCAGCAGCTGTCATACCTGTGCCAGTTTCATTAGAGGGCATTGTAATTACAACTGATGCAAATGTTGCAGACTGAACTTCAAAGATAACATCTTCAAAATCAGATGTAGAAAAACCTGTAGCACCTCCACCAGGTAATGTAACAGAATCTAATATAATATAATCACCTGCAACAAGATTAGTTCCTGATTTATTAATTGTAACAGTAGGTGATCCATTCACTGAAGTAAAAGTTCCTCCTGATATTGTCGATGCTAATGGTGTAATATCATAAAATGTATTAGAATAATAAACCAATAAACATTTATCTGTTCCAATAGCAGCGTAAACTCTACCATCTAAATCAGTCCACATGTGCTGATGTCTTGCATTACCTGCTAAAGTTGATGTTGAAAGTTGTGACCACCCACCTATTTTTTCTGGTAGTCCATATCTAAATCTTACATTATCTCCATCGACCCATTGTCCCTCAGCACCTGTTTCGGTGACTTGTTTATTAAATCCTGGTTGTATAGGTACACTTGTTAAAGGCATTCGAAATTATACCATATTAAAATATTGAAATCTATTTCACTTCATAAAGATTTGTACACTTATTCTGGGCATAATATCAGTAAGAACAGGGTTAACTTTATGTTGAAAAGGTGATTTTATAATTACTATTGAGTTACCTTTTAAAGGTAACCAACCATATGCAGTTGAGTCGGCATACATAAACTCACCACCCCAATTAGAATTCCACCTATTATTAATATAATAAGTTGCACCATATTTCCAACTACCATCATTATGCCAGTTAATTCCAGAACTTTTTTTCATATAATGAATATTAGAGGACATTTTAGTTACCTCATCAAATTTAAAAAATGGGTTTGACTTTACTAAAGACTTTAATTTTTCAAAAGGTTGATAATTACTTACGCTTGTTCTAAGTGGGGGATTTAATCTTTCTATTAAACCTTCTTCCCAAACACCCTTTGATGTATGTAAATTTATTTGTTTACGTTCTTTGATGATAGCATCATGGATACCTTTGTACATATCTGTATCTAAAAAATTATGTATCCACCAAATTTTACCAGGTACAGAATAGTATAAATTCATTATTGAAATCTAATGTTTTGTATCATAACAATATGTATATTAAATTTTTACGAAATGAAAGTTTTTAAATAATGGATTACACCGAAGCTATTGTAGCTCTACACGGGGCAGTCAACAAAACTTTTATTAAAAGAATGATACCTTTCATAAAGCACAAAGCTAAAAAACCCATGGAGATCAGCAATCGTGTAGATAAAAATATAAGAAATGTATCAGGTCATAATTTAAAAACAATAACACCCACTGACACGTTTTATTTTAATTACATAAAAAAA